CAACTTCCACTTTGATTGCCACTGGTTCCTTGACCAGCTCACAGGCAGTCACAAGTGGTAATACTTTTACCCTGGATGCAATTAACATTGCTATCCGTGACGCTACTTCTGTATAACCATGGATGTATTTCTTATCAAAGACGGCAAGGTGGATAACTGCATCCACGCTAGCAGTGTGGGTAGAGCGCAGGAAGTCTACCCGGACCACATTTGCATTGAACGCACTGACGCGCTTCGTGGGTTTGGACCCGGAGACTTATACGATGGGACAAACTTTTCAAAGGCTCCCTACGCGCATGTGATCGTTCCAGTCACCCGGCTGGAGTTCCTGCGGCGCTTCACGCCTGAGCAGCGCATCGCAATCCGTGCCGCGACAGATCCTCTAATAATCGACGGGCGCGAGCTGCTTGACATGGCAAGCGATGTCTCGGCAGACGATCCTGACACCATCAGGTATGTGCGCTATCTGCAACAGCAGGGATTCATTTCGGCAGAAGATGCTGACCGTATTTTGGAGGTGTCGCAATGAGTCTTGGCGGGCCGGTAGTACACCAACACATCGTCGAATTTACGACCGCAGGCGTTTTGTGTGATGGAGTCCTTGATACTACAGACACATCCAGCCCTTTTAGCTGGACCGTCCCAGACGGTGTAACTCAGCTTCAGGTCTCTATGGTGTCGGCTGGCGGTGGCGGCGGGGGTGGTGGCGGGCCTTCGACCACAGCGGCATCTGGCGTTGGTGGCGGTGGTGGCGGCACAAGCGGCGGCGCACTTAATCTTTTTCCTTGTGTTGTGGTACCACGCTCTGTTTTGACGGTCACAATTGGCGCAAAAGGCACTGGCGGTGCTGTTGGCGGTGAGGTTTTAACCGGATCTAGCGGAACAACAGGCGGGGCGACCTCCATTGTTTGTACTACTGGGACAATGGTTCCGCCAAAACTTTCTATGCGTGCAGGAGCCGGAGGAAGTGGAGGACAAGCATCCACTACTACGTTTGCAAACGGCGGCGCCGGTGGCACTACTTTTGTTGGAGGCACCGGAACAGCCGGAGGAACAACATCAGCGGGCGCAGGTGCAAACGCTGGCGGGCAAGGACTGTCAAACACAAACATTAACGTTTTCCCAGGCCTAATGCAGCAAATCAACGGAGCAGGCGGCGGCGCATCAAGCTCAACATACACCGCAAATGGCGGAGCTGGAGGCACGCAAGTTTTTACTATTCAGGCTTTGACAAACGCAGACGGCGGCACTGCAAATCTAGGTGGCGGGAATACATCTGGGACCGGGACTTCTGCTGTTTCTCGCGGAGCAGGCGGTCACGGCGGTCCTTCTGTATTGGTCCAAAAAGACGTTACTGACCGCGGAGCCGGACAAGGCGGCGGAGGTGGAACGACTGCGGTAGCTGGCACAAATGCTGACTCTGACGCTTATGGCGCAGGTGGTGGTGGCGGTTCTGGCGGCGCAGCAGGCGGCGACGGTGCAGATGGTTATCTTGTAATTACCTACTGGAGCGCTGACTAGTGGCTATCTCAGAAGCATTCAACGGCAGCGCTTCGATTGGCACGACTGAGTACGACTTGCCTAGCGCGAGCACGACCATCTCTGCACAGACGACGGACGGGATCTACCAGCTTTTTATCGACCTTAACGCACTGACCTCGACCGAGGAATACCGTTTGCGGATCTACGAAAAGGTCCAGTCAAGCAGCACGCAACGTGTGGTGCAGGAGGTCATCTTCTCGGGTGCTCAGACCACGGAGCCTGTATACGTCACGCCTGCGATTCTATTCCTTCACGGTTGGACGTTCACTCTGAAGAAGAACTTCGGGACTGACCGCACCATCAACTGGTCCATCCGGTCGGTTGCCTAATAAATGATCTGGTGGGGGCCGCTACTCCAAGGCGGGGCACAGTTACAGGCTGGTGGTGTTGGTACAGACGCCCTTCTAGCTAATGATCTACAGAGTCTTTCACAACTCTCAAGCCCCGCTGTAGGTCAAACACATGCTTTGTTGGCTGATGACCTTCAAAGTACCTCGAGTGTCCAAACAGTCACTCTTGGTATAAAACACAATCTTTTAGCTAACGGCCTCCAAAGTCTTTCTCAACTATCGTTGCCAACGATTAACGGTAGTGGAGCTACTTTTGTACTTTTGGCTAATGATCTTGAAAGCGCAACTCAACTCTCAATTCCTGTCCTTAGGCAAAAGAGACAGGTTAATTATGCTACAAGCGTAACAATCGCCTCGCTTAATGGTGTAACTTTTTATCACAATGGCGGCAAATGGTACGGGTACTAATAACAAATGCTAACTCAACGTGAACTTCAAAACTTGGTAGATCAAATCAATAGTAAGTTTGATCAGCTTCATACAGACCTTAAAAACCTTAGGGAAGAACTTGAATCCCTAAAATCCAGGAAAGCAACAAATGCCAATCAAAAAGGTTAAAGGGGGTTACAAATGGGGTAAAAGCGGTAAAGTTTACCCCAATCGTAAGGGAGCAGAGAAACAAGCACAAGCAGCATATGCTTCAGGGTATAAAAAAACTAAGAAAACTTGAAGCTATAATAATAATATGGTAAAATATGGATAAAGAAACTGAATATTACTATAATAACTATTTTGATCTCTTTAGATCACAAGGTTGGAAACAACTGATTAGTGAATTTTCAGAAAACTCAGAAGCCATTAATTCAGTAGAAAACACCAAAGATTTACAAGATTTGTTTTTTAGGAAAGGTCAATTGGACATTATCAGTTCAATCCTTACCTTAGAAACTTACATCCAAAGAGGCTTTGAAGATGCCACAACTAAGGATGTATGACTTTAGTTGCTTTAATGATCACACCTTTGAGGCCCTAGTGGATAACCCACAAGAAGCTTTAGTGTGTCCAAAGTGTAATCTAAAAGCAACCAGAGTAATCAGCCCCATTCGTTCCATCCTTGATCCACTTAGTTTTCCCACAAGTGAATCAAAGTGGATTAGGGAACACGAAAAAGCGGGCTCAAAAGGAAGATCCGACTAGTTGCTCGGCAAATCTTTCTTAAACAACCTCCATAATGTGAAATAACCACGGAGCAAAAGACTAATGGGTAGAGCAATCCTACTTGACGAACTTGAGGAGAGTTTGAACGCTGATGAAATTCAGGATCCTTCACAGGACACCCCTGATATTCAAGATTTTCAACAACCAGTAGAACAAGAGATTGAAGAAGAACTCCCTGATCGCTATCGGGGCAAGAGTGTTAAAGATCTTGTTCGCATGCACCAGGAAGCTGAAAAGCTGATTGGAAAGCATGGTTCTGAAGTTGGTGAACTTCGGAAAATTGTTGATCAATATATTCAGACACAACTCCAAGCGAACAAACAAAATGAGCCTGAAGAACAACTTGAAGAAGTTGATTTCTTCGTTGACCCTAAGACTGCTGTAAAGCACGAGATCGATAACCACCCAAGCATCAAGCAGGCTAAACAGTACACTGAAGAAGCCCGAAAGGCTGCTGCTTTGTCTGTTGTTAAGAATAAGCATCCAGAGATGGAAGATATTCTTAAAGATCCTAACTTTGCTGCTTGGATTCAATCAAGCAAGATCAGAACGCAACTGTTTGTAATGGCCGATCAACGGTACGATGCAGACGCTGCTGATGAGTTGTTTAGTTTGTGGAAAGATCGCCAGCAGACTGTCCAAAACACAGCTACGGTGGAAAAGGCAGCACGACGTGATGCTTTGAAGTCCGCCAGCACTGGAACTGTTAGGGGTAGTGCAGAACAAAGGGCCAAGAAAAAGTTTCGTAGGGCTGACATCATTAATCTAATGAAAACCGACCCCGCACGCTATGAAGCTTTGCAACCTGAAATTATGCAAGCCTACGCTGAAGGGAGGGTTATTTAACTTTAACTTTTGAGGTAATTTAAGAAAATGGCTGGTGAAACTAGTGGTGCGTATTTTACAGCTAATGCTGTAGTAGACAAAACAGCAGCAGATAAATTTATTCCAGAGATTTGGAGTGATGAGATCATCGCTGCTTATCAAAAGAATCTGAAGCTGTCCCCTCTGGTCAAGAAGATGACCATGAAGGGCAAGAAGGGCGATCTGATCCACGTACCGAAGCCGATTCGTGGTTCTGCTTTTGCCAAGGCTGAAGCAACGGCAGTAACGATTCAAGCTAACCTTGAGTCTGAACTGACCATCAATATCAATCGTCACTTTGAGTATTCGCGTCTGGTTGAAGACATTGTAGAAGTTCAGGCACTATCGAGCCTGCGTCGCTTCTATACGGAAGACGCTGGTTACCAACTGGCACTTAAAGTTGACACTGACCTGTTCAGTGCTTCGACTGGCTTTGGTAACGGCACTCTGACCTTGAGCCCGACCGATACGGGTTCTAGCTGGGCAAGCAACAACGCAGTGTACTACATTGATGCTTCCACGGGTTTGACGGCTTATGCTGTTGACACCGTTATTGATACCGACGTGTTTACTGACGCAGGCTTCCGTGCGCTGATTAAGAAGATGGATGACAATGATGTGCCGATGGATGGCCGTGCATTTGTTGTTCCGCCTGCACTGCGTTCGGCAATCATGGGCATTGACCGTTACGTGTCCTCGGACTTCCGTGACGCACGTAC